GGGCGATGATGTCGGGTATTTCAATACCCAACTCATCACCAAGGTCAGCCGAGACGTTGCAATTTCTTTGCCAGCAATCGTCAGATCGCGCAACCTTATTGCAGGCACAATTGCAAGCATTCCGTTGCATCTCTATCGGAAATCCAATGATGAGCGACTTGGATCTCCCAAGTGGTTAGAGCAACCGAGCATTCACCAGCCTCGATCAGTAACGATGGCCTACACCATCGACTCGCTTCTCTTTTATGGGGTGAGTTATTGGCAGATCACGGAACTTTATCAAGATGATGGCCGTCCGGCCCGATTCCTCTGGATTGCACCGACTCGCGTAACTCAGCAAGTCTCACCAGATAATCAATTCGTTACGCAGTATTACGTTGATGGCAAGCCAGTACCCATGGAGGGCCTTGGCTCGCTCATTACGTTCCAAGGACTTAGCGAAGGCATCTTGAACACCGGTGCAACTATTATCCGGCAAGCATACGAATTGCAAAACGCAGCGCATCGCGCAGCAGTCGCACCAATTCCATCCGGAGTCATCAAGAACACCGGGGCTGACCTAAGTGAGAATGAAGTCGCTGCATTGCTATCGCAATGGAAAGCAGCACGTCAAAAGGGATCAACCGCCTATCTCACCAGCACTCTCGACTACATGCCCACGTCATTCTCACCAAAGGATATGGGTTATGCAGATCTCATCACTCAAGTCACCACACAGATTGCCCGGCTTTGCAACATCCCGGCCTACTATCTCTCGGCTGATGAGAATAACTCGATGACCTACGCCAATGTCCAAGACGAGCGCAAGCAACTCATCAGCCTTGCTTTGCAGCCATTCATCACGGCAGTTGAGTCACGACTTAGCATGGACGATATTACGAACACGCAGAACTATGTCCGCTTTGCCGTTGATGATACTTTCCTAAGGGCAGACACAATCACACGCCTGACGGCAATTGAGAAGATGATCTCGCTCGGTCTCATCACGGTCGAGCAAGCACAACAGATGGAAGATCTATCACCCAACGGAGCAGCATGAAACTAACCTTCACAGCAACCGATATACAGGCCGATGAAGGCCGCCGCCTTATCTCTGGCAAGATTTTGCCATTCAACAACGAGATTGGTTACACCAATGTTGGCCGGGTCAAGTTTCGCTCTGGCTCTGTCCAATGGGATGATGCAAAGAAGGTCAAGTTTCTGCTTGAGCATGACTCCAAGAAGCCACTCGGCCGCGCTCAGTCGATCATGGCGCAAGACGATGCTCTTTATGCGACCTTCAAGGTATCTGCCACTAGCCGTGGCAACGATGCGTTGATCGAGGCATCCGAAGATCTGCGCTCTGGTCTTTCGGTAGGTGTCGAAGTACTCGACAGCAAACAAGTCGGTAACACGTTAGAAATTATCAGCGCACGACTTGAGGAAGTTTCTCTGGTATCGAATCCGGCATTCAAGTCGGCTGAGGTGCTTGAGGTTGCTGCATCCGAGGTGGATGTAGTTGAAGAAAACAACAATGAAAGCGAGGCATCTCAAGTGGAGAACACCACCCCTGAGACCGTTGCGCCTGAGGCAGTCGAAACTCCAGTAGAGGCCTCTCGTCCAACAATCACCGCTGCCGTTGCATACGCGAAGCCACGCATTGACGTTACTCCGGGTGCATACCTTGAGAACACCGTCCGTGCATCGATGGGCGATGATTCTGCTCGTCAATGGCTCGCAGCAGCAGCAGACACAACCGACAACGCTGGCTTGATCCCAACACGTCAGTTGTCGGAAGTCATCAACCCACTCAGCAACGCTGACCGTCCGTTCATCGATGCGATCAGCCGTGGCACATTGCCTGATGCTGGTATGACCTTCGAGATTCCGAAACTCACCCAAGCACCAACTGTGGCCGAGACCGCAGAAGGCGCAGCACCATCCGACACCGATCAGAACGTCTCATTCCTCAGCGTTACCGTCAAGAAGTACGCTGGACAGCAGACCTTCTCTGTTGAGTTGCTCGATCGCAGTTCTCCTGCATTCTTTGCTGAACTCGCACGTCAGATGCAGTTTGCATACGCAAAGGCAACAAACGCAGCAGTCGGTACGGCAGTCGTTGCCGGTGCGACCGATGGTGGAAACCGCACCATGTCCGCAGCAAACCTTCTCGACTTCATCAGCGATGCAGCCGTTTCGGTCTACTCCAACACGCTTGGCTTTGCGACCAACGTAGTTGTCTCACCAGAGCAATGGGGCGCAATCATGGGCCTCATCGATGGCTCAAACCGTCCTGTGTACGTTCAGACAATCAACCCACAGAACGCTTCTGGTAACCTGACTCCAACAGGTGTCCGTGGAAACGTTCATGGCTTGAACCTGTACGTCTCACGCTCACTTTCCGGAACTGGAGACGGCACGATTGTCGTTATCAATCCAGAGTCATACACATGGTATGAGTCCGGCACTTTCCGTCTTGAGTCCAACGTGATCTCAACCGGTTCAGTCAATGTAGCACTTTATGGCTATGGCGCAATTGCGACCAAAGTAGCCGCTGGTGCATACAAGTGGATGGTTGCATAACCCATTCAGTAATCGTGACCCCGGTTCGAGGCTCGGCCGGGGTCACCCCTAACAGAGAGGATCAAAATGCCAGCAACATACGTCACAGTTGCCGAGTTGCGCACCAACCTTGGCATTGGCACTCTCTACACCGATGCAGTAGTTGAAGAAGTCTGCCAGTCAGCCGAGAACCTACTCAAAGAGAAGTTGTGGTTCAACGAGCAGACCGTTGTGGCTATCTCAGCCCAAGACACAACTGGCCGCATCTACATTGCCGAGAATGTTCAGCAATTCGTGGTCGGCGATGTGGTCACCATCGAAAACGTGCGCCAGCACTACAACGGCAGCAAGACCATTACAGCCGTCAAGAATAATGGCGAGCACTACCTAGAATTCGTCAATGCCCAGATTACGACTCGCGAAAAGCACAGCATTGCGCCTTATGGCCGAGTCTTTGGATCTACTAGCATCGATTACGCTACCCTGCCACAAGTCCGTGAAGCAGCCATGATGGTTGCAGTTGATATATGGCAAGCCCGGCAAATGTCGGCCACCGGTGGTATAAGTCCAGACTTTCAACCTTCACCCTATCGAATGGGCAACACGCTCATGGCCCGAGTCCGTGGCCTCATCGCTGATTATCTTCACCCCGGCGGTCTCGTAGGATGAGCGCGATCACAACCCTGCGAGGAACGTTAGCAACCGCACTAACTAGCGCATCGGTGTGGTCTGTGTATTCCTTTCCTCCGGCCACACCGATTGCCAACTCATGCGTAATTAGCCCGGATGATCCGTATATCGTGCCGAGCAATGACGGCTACATCACCGTTGCGCCTTTGGTCAATTTCAAGATTACCCTCATAAAGCCTTTATTCGACAATCAAGGCAATCTGAACGGCATGGAGGATTACATTCTCGAACTGTTCAGCAAGTTATCAGCCTCAACAGTCAAGTACACCATAGGCGAAGTCTCGTCACCGGCAGTCATGAACGCCTCATCGGGCGATTTCCTAGCCTGCGATGTGCGAGTTTCTATCCTATCGAGTTGGAGTTAGACATGGACAAGCGCACTAGATTTCTGGTCAAGATTGGCCAGATCGAAAAACCCAAAGCAGTAGCAAAACCCAAGAAGAAGGAAGAACCCAATGGCGATCACGCTGAATAACAAGGTAGGGGTCAAGATCGATACTGTGGATTTCAGCGATCTCGTCACCGCCGCAACACTCAACATGGCATTCGAGGAACTCGAAGTTACGGCCATGGGAGACACCGCACGTCAATACGTCAAAGGTCTTGAGACCGCAACCCTCACGCTTTCATTCCTCAATGACCCAGCCAGCAATGAAATCCTTGATGAACTTCTTAGCAACTACGGCGCAACCGTGGGCGTGAAGTTGATCCAAGATGCTGGCTCAGCAGTTGCAGACGGCAATAAGTTGTACACCTTCGACATTCTGGTCAATAACCTGACCCCGATCAACGGTGCTACCGGCGATCTGTCCTCACAGGATGTAACATTCACCGTCAATAGCGCAGTCACCGTGGCTGATACCGGCACATTCTAAGGAGCAAGACATGGCGAGCCTCAAAATTGTCCTAACGGACGGAAGTACAACTGAACATAGAATCACTCCAGCCGTAGAGTTTGCTTTCGAGCAACATCACAAGATTGGCTTTCATAAGGCCTTTCGTGATCGTGAGCAACAGAGCGATCTCTACTGGCTGGCGTGGGAGTGCCTTCGACGATCCGGCACGACCGTCAAGCCCTTTGGGATGGACTTCGTTGCAACGCTCGACAGCGTGGAAGTAGTCGAGGACAGTTTCCCAAAATAGACCGGGATTCGGTCACTTACCTAATCGCCCAACTTAGCGTTGAGACCGGAATCCCACCAAGCGAATGGCTGGCGATGGATGAGCGCATGTTTCGCGCCATCCTCGCCTACTTGAACGAAAAGGGAAAGGCGGTGAAGAATGGCAGTCGCTCTCGAAGGCGGTCTTGAGACCCTCAAAGCGTTGCGCAAATTCACGCCAGACCTTTATGCAGAAATGAACAAAGAAATCAGATCTGCAATGCAGGAAGTGGTAACGGATGCCAAGACGAGAGTGCCGACCACCATATCTGGGCTGCGCCAATGGGGCGAGCCAAACAAGTTTTTAGGGCAACAGAACTTTCCAAAATACAGCGCATCTGTGGTCAAACGTGGTCTGCAATATACGACCAGATC